GGATATGATAGGTAACCGTGTCGTTCGCCGTGGGCTGCACGGTGATGTCAAGACCGTCCTGCGACAGGATCAAATGCCCTGAGCCGACACCATCGTCACCGGCCACCTGCAAACTGTGCCGGTCGACGCGTGTGAGCAGGTTGCCGTCCTTGTCCAGCAGGTCGAAACTGCCGTCGGTGTTCACCAGGGCGCTCACGCCGTCGAACACGCCGTTCGACTGATGGCCGGCGCGGACGCCTGCGGAAGTGAGGCTGATGCAGTCCTCCAGCGTGCCGACGCGCGACTGGGCGTCGGAAGCGTCGGACTGTGCGGAGTCCGCGGCGTCCTGAGCGGTCTGCGCCTCAACCTTCGTGGCGAACTTGACATCAAGCGACTCATTATTCTGCGAGACGGTAGAACTGATCTCCTCCGTCACCCCATCCTTGGTCGCATACTTGCCGGAAACCTCGCTGGTGATCCTTTCATGCTCCACGGTGATGTCGCTTTTCGTGGCAAGACCCGACCCGTCCGCGCCCTTGTAGGATTGCACGACACCCAACGCTATCGACTTGGACTGCTGGTCGACGTATGACTTCGTGGAATAGTCGCCCGCCCGCTGCATGTCCTCCGGCGCGGGACTCCAATCTGTCGGCTTGCCGCCCTTCTCCAACTTCCACTTGCATTTCGGAGCTGAATAGATTCCGACATGGATGCTGGCCGCGTTCGCCGCAGTCGTGAAAGTCACGTGATCCGGGCCAAGAAAAGTTATCGAATCGACGAGCAGGCCGATCAGATTCCCGTCTGAGTCGAGCTGGCTTACCCTCCCAGTGAAGGTGGCGTCCGCCATATCGTCGTAGGCGGACAGCGTGTATTGCGTGGACGGCGATACGGATATTGGGGTTTTGGTGCAGGAGTCCCCGGTCCAATCGTCGTCGGACTGGGAGGCGTTCGCATCCGACGGCATTCCCGTTGACGGGTCTATGTATGTTTTTATCAGGTTCGAGTCCGCAAGCAGGTTCGTCCCGCCAATCGAAAGATTGTCGAAATCCGTTCTGGGAGTGTAGGTTTGCGACACTTCGCTTTTGAAACCGCTCAGATTCTGTTCGAGGCTGCTTGTGCGCGTGACGAGGCCGTCCGCTGTTTTCCCCACCTGAGTGATGTTCGCCGTGTTGGATTCCACGGTGCTTTTGAGACTGTTGGCGGTCTGCACCGCCGATGCGGCTTCGGATACCGCCTCGGTTATCCTCACGGACAGGCCGCTGGCGGTCTGCTCGACCGAGGACGCCTTGTCCATCGCGCCATTCGCGGTCTTCGTCGTCTCCGTTATCTTCGAGGACAGCGAATCGCTCGTGGCCGACAACTCCGCCTTCGTGCTGTATTTGCCGTCGGCCTGCTTCGTGGTCTGATAATCCTTGCTGATCGTGGCCTTCAACCCGTTCGCGGTCTGCTCGACGGTCGTGGCCTTGCTCAAAGCCGCCGAAGCGGTCTTCGTGGTCTGCGACACAGTGGACGACAGGCCGTTCACTGTCTGCTTCAGCTCGCTCACGCTCTTCACCGTCGTGTCTCCGCGCGTGATCTCGCCTTCGAGCTTCTGGCCGAACTCGGTCAGTTTCGTCTGCTGGCCGTTGACGGTGCCTTTGATGTCGGTGATCTGGCCGGCCAACTGGTCGCCGGTCTTGCTCAGGTCATCCGTTTTCGCGCTTACCTTGTCCACTTCCGCCTGCAAGTCGGAACGCACCTGATCGGCTTTCGCAGCCGCCTCATCGGCCTTCTGCTGCGCGTCCTTGGCGGCTTTGTCGATGCCGCTCGTGTCCACGAGCGGCAGCTGGCGCCCGTCCTGGTCGATCCTGTTGGCCCCGTCCGACGCGCCGGCGCCGATGATGACGTCCGTGCCGCCCGTGCCGGGGATGCGCACGGTGCCCATTCTGTGGGTCTTCTGGGTCAGGGCGAGGCGCATGGCCTTCATGCCCAGGCTCAAGCCAAGCGTCGAATCGTCTGGATTCAATTCCACGTGAGAGGACATAGCACCTCCAAAATGTCAGACCATGGGATTCTTCATGGCGTCGAAAATGAGACTCACCTTATCCGACTGGTCGCCGCTCATCTGCATGAGACGGCACTCGTACACGCCGTCCGAAAGGCTCGGGAATCCTTGGATGTCCAACCGCATCGTCTCGCCGGGCCAGAAGCTGCCGAGCGGATGCAGCGGCGTACCATCGACGCTCACGTCATTGGCGTGGAGTTCGCCCTTGATCTGCATGAGCGGACGCCGGTTCGCGGCGAGCACGCCGTCGGCCTGTTGGCGGAGCAGACCGGCGTCGGCGGCGTCGGTGTCGCTGTAGGTCATCTCCCGCAGCGGGAAGGGCTCATGGTCGCCACTCACGAGGCTCAGGTCCTCTGATAGATGGCACAATTGCGCCTTGTCAGTGCCAGAACCGGATGCGTAGACGCGGTGCACGGCTCCGAGATGGTCGATGGTCACGTTTTCCAAAGTGCCGCCATAAGGCGAGCTGGACAGCTCGAGTATGGTGTCCTGTGCGATGTTCGGATCCGCGTCCGAGCCTGCGATGAAATCGAAGCGGATCGTGTCGCCGGACAGTTTCGGGCGCAATTGCAGGTCGGGCCCGTTTTCCACGTTGGCGATCTTGTCCCACACGTCCGAGCATTTCAGATTCTGGATATCCCATGAATCGTATCCGCGCTGGTGCGAGCCTTGCTCTCCTCGATAGTGCCAGTCGATGGGTAGTCCGCCGCCCGGCTTGGCGTTGGTGCACAGCCAGCCAGCCTCGGCCGCGATGGCGCGGAGGGATAGATCGCTGAAGTTGATGACATCCGTGCTGGTGCTGCCATTGGCGGCTCCGTAGACTCCCTCGCGCACCAAGTATCTATCACCGAGGAGCCCGTAAAGGCTTGTCAGGCTGAAATCCGTGTCGAGCGGACCGTCCTTCCTCTGGCCTATCAGTCCGCAGAGTATCGGCGTGCCTATCGCATCCTCGGAATCCAATGGACTTGTCCAGCAGAGCGCGATACTGCGCCGGTCGGGAGCGAGGAGACGTGAGCGTTCGCTGGGCGAGTTGGCTGGCACCGCGGTCCATGGCACCTTGAGTCCGCTCACCTCGTCCTGCCCCACGCCCTTAGATTTCGTGGTCGAGAAACTGGAGTCGGACACGCTGACCGACCAGCTGAAATTCGGCAGATCGATCGGACACATGATCTGGCCGCTGATGGTGTCGACGATGTACGCGTTCCAAGCCATATCGATCCTTCCTTTAGCCGACGTTCACTCCGCGGTCCCACACCTCGAGGGTGCGGCCGGGGTAGTTCTCCTTGCTGTCCGAATGGCAGATGAAATAAACGTTCTCACCCCACGCGACACGGTGGTTGCGCGTACGGACGGTGTGCCATCCGGCCTGCAATGACACCAAGGCGTTGAGATGCACCTGCTGCCATGCTCGGCTCACCTGGAACTGGCCTCCACCACCGGACACGTCCTTGCCGTCGATCTGAAAGCCGACATACCAGCATGCCATCTGCGTGGCGTCCTCGGTCGGCTTCTTGGGATTGTCGTGACGGCAGGCCGCGGCACAGGCGGTGTAGCGGAGCTCCACCAGCCGGTCGGTCGGCAAAAAGAAGGACGTGTCCTGCTCGAAATAGTCCTTGCCGCCGTCGCCCATGTTCGCCGGACCCTCGTAATTACGGACGTTCCGAGCGATCAGACCCTTGGACGCGCCGTACGGCATGGCGTATCGTTCGGCGCCATCACTGGTGCACGCCTTGGTCTGGGTCATGCCGGCGGGTACGAGCATGGCCGCCAATCGCACCACGTCGGATGGCACTTGGTCGGTCGGGACGTCCGGATCGACGGCCGGCGTGCCCTGAGTGACACCCAAAACCACCTGATTGTCCGTATCACCCTTGTCCAAGTCGTGGGCGCGCATCCATACGACGTCATATCGTGAGAGGCCGGCATTGCCCGCGGCGACAGCCGGCGTCTGGCCCCCAGGCCAATACGCGAGCACGGCCTCCCCCCGCTGGCCGTCAGGCTGGATGAGCGCCGTGCCGGCACCTACGTTGTAGGTGAGTCCTGTGCCTCCGGTCACATCAAGACCCTGTATGATGCCGTCGCTCGTCCATTGGGCGCTGATGATATGTCGATGGACCTGCGGACTCAACCCATTGGATCGTGCGTCCGGTCTGATGCCTAAAGCCGTGGTCATAAATGCCTCCTTATATATAGGTGTCGTGCGATTCGCATGCGACCCAGCCGCTGCCGGGCGTGGTGAGATTGACGGTCAGCGAGCTGCCGGCGGGTATCGTCATCCAGCCACGCTGCGAAAGTTTCGCCGTCACGTCCACTCCGCCCATCGTCGCCGTGCGCGAGCGTGTGTCCAGGAGCACCGGCGTGCCGGCGTGAATAGCGTTGTTGAAGGCAAGAGTCGAATCCAGCCCATCACATGCCAGACGAAGAGTGCAGCCATTCGGCCACTCACCGTTAAGCGCGTAGGTCGGATAGGCGCGGGAAGTGCCCTGATTCGGCAGCCGCATGATCGTCGCACCATCGGATACCGTGCCATACGACAGCGGGTACGCAAGGCCGGCATTGCCGGTGCCGTAGCTCAGACCTCCGGACTGCACCACCGACGCGCGAGCCTCGCCGGAGTGCGCCAGCGTGGACAGGCGCTCGGGACGCTCGAAAACGAGCGTGATGGTCGAATCGGCAATGCTGCCGGACCTGTAACCCGGCTGTTGGGTCAGTGTGAGGTATCCACCTCTGCAGTAGGTGTCCTCGGCGCTGTCGACCACACGCATCGTGACCTGACGATGCACGAGCTTGCGGACACTGTCGATCAAAGCGATGAGCGCGTCACGACTGGAGGCATTGGCATTCCAGTGCAGGGTAACGGTACGCGACGCATACGAGATGTCATCCTCATCCACGTCGTGTCCACCGTCACCTTGGCCGCGAGCCGTCACATTAACCTTCGCGGCGGGAGTCGACCACCAACCCTCGATGCCACCCTTCGCAATACACAGGCAATCAAGATCACCCGAGCCCTCGAAGCGTACCGGATCCAAGCCGGAGGCCGACAATTCAGCAAAATAAGCCATGACGGCCTCCTTATCGCAATTGGTGCCTTGCGGTTCGCACGAGAATCGATGCATCCGCCCACGGGTCGGAACGCTCCGGAATATTGACGTTGAGATTCACGGTCCGATCGCCCTTGTCTCTGACTTCGCCGCCGAAGACCTTGAGGACCTGCTCCCGCGTCAGCACGAGCTCAGGCTGCTTAGTCTCATTGGCGACGAGATGCCGTCCGGGGGGTAGGATGCCGCCACGGTCGTACAAGGTCGGCCGATCCCCGACGATGCCGCCAAAAGCGTAGCCGCCGGCCCTGTTTAGGGCCGACAGGCTGCCGTAACGGTGCAATGCGTAGTTCATGCCAGCATAGATGTTGGCGAGTGGATTCGTGATACCCAAGCTGCGGTACGGTCCCGCGTAGGCGTTGAAAGTACCTGGGATCGTCTGCATCAGGCCCTGCGACGGATGGCCGGCCTTAGCATTCGAATCCCAATTGTTGATCGCGTTCGGATTGCCGCCGGACTCCTGATTCATGCGCCGAAGGACGGTATCCGCCCAGCTCTCAGCCTGTCCAAGCTCCTTCAAAACGCGGATGACGAGACTGCGCCACTGTTCGACGCCTCCGCCCACGGCCCCATGGTATTGGCCGCTCTCGCTCTTGCTTTTCCACTTGTCGGTCAGAGATGAGGCGAAGCTCTTCGCCTTGTCGACCAGAGCGGATGCGGCCTTGACCGGTAATTGTCCGACCATCATGCCGAACTGGCCACCACCGATGCCGGCAACCTGCGATTTGACCGGCGAGAGGATCTTCGACGCAACCCAGTCGCCCGGATTTTTCACGAAGCTCTGCGCAGTCTCGGACAGGTCCTCAAGCCATTTCTTCGCACCGGACACCGCAGAGCCAACCTTGCCGACGATGCCGCCGCCTGCGAACCTGAGCCCGCCCATCATCATGTCCTCACGGACGGCCGCGACACCCTGACGGCGTGCGATACGATTCCAGCGATAAATGTTGGCCGCACCTACAGCACGCGTCCATTCTGGGACCATCCACGCCTCGCCGGGCGATGTCATCGCCGGAATGGAATCAACGCCTGGCGCGTAGCCAGGATTGATGCCACCCTCGGCGAATTTCACGTCCGGAAGCTTCAGGTTCAATCCGACGGCTCCCGCGACGGAATTCCATACCTTCTTTATACCATTGGTATAAACGGTGTTGACGATGAAGCTCACAGGCGATTTAGCGGCGTCCTTGACCTGATTCCAGCTTGACCGGATCCAGTCCTTCGTGGTGCTGAAAGTGTTGCCGATTGCGTTCACGGCATTGCTGATCGGCGTTTTGACGTTCTGGTTGAACCAGCCGCCGACACTGCCGAAAATGCCGGTTATGCCGTTCTTCGCGGATTGGAAAATACCGGAGAACGTTCCTGGAATACCAGCGAACCAGCCGGTTATACGTCCCGGAACACCACCGAACCATGTGGTCACGCCGTTCCAAACGGATTGCACCCAACCGCCAGCCGACGAGAACCAGCCGCCGATGGCGGAAGGAATCGACGCGAAGAACCCGCCGATGGTCTGCGCGGTACCACCAATCCAGTCGGTGAACGACTGCCACTTCAAGGTAATCCAATCCGTGCCGGCGCTCCACGCCTGTTTGATCTGTTCGACGGTCTGCTGCTGCGCGGCGACCTGCGCCTGCTGCTGCTGGACCTGATCCACACCGGACTGCTGCATCGCGCCGCCGACACTCGAAATGGCGTTACCGGCCATGCTCGGCCAGTTCAGCGGATTGAGATTATGCAGCCAAGTTGAATTCTTGACGCCAAGGAAGGAGGAATTCTCCTGCGTCTGCTGGTACTGCTTCTGGTATTCCTTGTATGCCTTGTCGCTTGTATCCTTGCCTTGGACGCCCTGCATGGCCTTCCAAAGCGTCTTCGGAGTGCCCTTCTGCAGATTGTTGGCAGCTCCGGCCAGCATGCTGCCGCCCAATGCGAGGGTTCCGCCCGCGCTGCCCAGCAGCTTGCTGCCGGTCTTGCCGACCTTGTCAAGGAAGGAGGACACGGTCTTCGGGACTTTGAAGTTCTTCAACACGCTGCCGAAAGCCTTCAACGCCCTGCCACCGGTCTTGAACACGGAGACGATGTCCTTGCCGACGCCGTACACGTTCTTCAAGATCTTCAAGCCCTTGCTGCCGAGCCACAGGTAAATAGCCGTGTCGAAGATGGCTCCCTGCTGTTCGGCGCTCAGACTGTTCCACATCTTCTCGATGTCGGCGATGAGCTGGACGATCGGCTTCAAGCCCTCCAAGGCGACGTTGAGCGCCTTGATGGCCTTGTTCAAGTTCGAATGGTCGCCCTTCGACGGGACGTCGAAGAAAGCGCTGAGTCCCGGCAGGTTCTCGACGACCTGCTTCGCCGCATCACGCAGGTCAAGCAGATTCTGCTTGAAATTGATGAGCGTGTCACGGTCGACATTCTCGAAAGCGCGATTGAATTCGTAGGTGAATTCGCCGGTCTTGACGAAGTTCACCAGTCCGGCGTATCCCCATTGGATACGCTGGTAGGCGTCCTCGATGCCCGCATAGGAGTTTTTGTCGATTTTGAACGCCTCGGCGAACGCCTTGTTGACCTTGCCGGTCGACAGGAACGCCGCCAGACCATCCCACGCGCCGCTGAACCAGTCGGTAAACTGGCTGACGCGGTCGGTCATCGCGTTCAAAGCGCCGGTCAGCTGCGGTTTGACCTTGTCGAGCACGGTCATGCCGAATTTCTGGACGGCCGCCTCCCAATTGCCCATCGCGCCTTCGAACGTGGTGGTGGATTCGGCGGCCTGCTTGGCCACGTCGGCCATGCCAAGCTGAAGAATCGCCTTGTTGAATTCCTCGGCAGTGATCTCGCCACCGGCCATCGCATCACGGAAATTGCCCGTGTACGCGCCGTTCTTCTTCATGGCGTCCTGCAGTTTGCCTGACGCGCCAGGAATCGCGTCGGACAGCTGGTTCCAGTTCTCGGTGGTCAGCTTGCCGGCTCCGGCGGTCTGCGTCATTACCATCGCGACGGACTTGTATGCTTCGGCTCCGCCGCCCGCCACTGCGGTCAGGTTGCCCGCGGCCTCGGCGAGCTTGCTGTAGTTCTTCACGCTGTTCGACGCGAGCTGGGCCGTGGTGTTGCGGATGTCGGAAAGGTTGAAGACCGTTTTGTCGGCGTAGTCCTGCGTGCTTGCGGTCAGCTTCTTGATGGTATTGTCGCTCACGCCCGCGAAGCTCATGGTGCTGGCAAACTTCTGCGCCGAATCCGACGCGTCGACCATCGAAGAGCCAAGCGACGCGAAAGTGGAAACCGCCTTGCCGACTACACTGGACGTGAATCCGCCGACTGCGCCGGCCATCGCGCTGAACCTCGCGGTCATACGACGGCTCGTCTCGCCGAAACGCAATTGGACTTCGGACAGGCCGCTCGCGGAGGACTTCGCCGAATCGACGGCCTGCTTCCACTTCTGCAAGGCATTGCGGAAACCACCAGTCGCGGCGCTCGCTTTCTGCTGCGCGGCCGCCAGCTGCGTCTGCGTTTCCTTCAAACCGTTTTGCGCGGCGCGGATCTGCTCTTCGGCGTTCTTGTACGCCTCGTCCTTCTGACGGGCCTTGCTCCGCGCGTCATTCAATCGTGCCTGCGCGCTGATCGCCTGGGAGGATGCTGCACCGTATTTCGCGACGGTCTCGTTGAGCTTCGTTTCGGCGGCCTGCACGCGCAACGTGGCGCTCTTCTGCTCGTCACGCGCCTTCACGATCTGCGCGGTGGCGGTGGTCACGGCCTTCTGCGCGCGCTTTTCGGCGGCTTCGAGGTTCTTGACCTGCTCCGCCAGCACGTTCGTGCCGGCCGCGCTGTTCATCGAATCGGAGAACTTCCTGCCGGCATTCCGGCCTGCCGCAGCAGCAGCCGCCGTCACACCGGAATTCAGTTTCGTTCCGAAAAGGCTCAGATTCGGCAGCACGTCAATCCACGCGGCTGTACCGGCCATGACCATTCACCTTCCTAATCTTACCGGCCCAAAGCCAAGGCCATGAGTTCCTTCCGCTCGCGCATATGCAATTCCCTGTCAGGGTCTTCCGCCACGGATCCGTCACGCCGTCGTGCGGGCGGCAGGATGCGTGGTCGAATATCCTTTTCGGTGATCTTGCGTTCCACCAGCGGATTCGTGTTGACTATCGTCAATTGCAGTTCGCGGAGCATTTCGCCGACGTCATGCGTGAGCCATTCGCATTCCGTCCACCCGTCGCCGGACACCGCCCGGTAGAACACGTTGCCGGGCGGCATATGCACGATGAGAGCGTGCAATGCGCGAAGGCTCAGATGCCCCTGCCAGTATTCGGCGATCGGGTCGCGTGGACTGTAGACCGCGCACAAGGCGGCCTCCAGTTCCTCCGCGTGCCCGTTCGCCGTCAGCAGGTCTACTGCCGTGTAGGGTTTCCTTCGGCGTCCGTTTCGGTCAGATCGGAACCGACCTCGTTGAGCAGCAGGAGCAGCAGGCTCACTTGACCGCCCTCTTGCTCGTAACGCTCCCACTGGTCGCCAAGCAGTGCTTTCGCCAGTTCGAATTCGTCATCGGCCTTCTGAGCCCTTACGAAAGCGCGCTTCTCCTCGTTCGTCTGGAAGATTGGCGAATGGATTTTGAATACGGTGGCGTCCTTGCCGTCATCCAAAGTGAATTCGATCCATTCCGGAATCGTCGGATGCGATTCGAGGTACTTCGCCTTCACTGCCTGAAGGTTGTATTTTGCTCCCATTTCAATCCTTTCATAAAAAACGGCCCTTTCATGCGGCAAACAATGGAGAAGAAAATCCCCACGACGGTGAAAGGGACAAAAGCCGTCGTGGGGAAGAATCAGAAAAAGAGCGGCTGTCAGGCTTCGGTCGAGACCTTCTCGCCCTCGTAGTAGCTCTTGTTTACGGCCGGGTCACGATAGAACGTGAACGTGGTCTCCTCGCCTTCCGCGTCGCTGCGCGAATGGGTCAGATCGCCCTGGTTCGTGACCTTGGCCTTGTAGCCCGCCTCGACGCGATAATGCGCGCCGACACCGGTGCCGTCCTGCATGAGGACGAGCAGACGATAGTAGGGAAAGTCGCTGATCGCGCCATCGGAATATTCGAAGCCGTTGTTCTTGTCGTCTGGCCACTGTGCGACCGGGACGCCATGGGCGACGGCCTTCACCCACGCGTTCATTTCCAGGAACGTGACCTGCAGGGTGCGGGTCTTGCTGGTGATGTCGGAGCGAACCGGTTCCAGATCCTGTACGGCGGACACGTCGGAGGAGTCGATGCTTCGACTGATCTTCATGCCATCGGTTGAAATGTATCCGAGAATCTTGAAACCGTCCGGTAGGGCGTTCGGTTTGTTCGTGGTCTTGTCGAAGAATTCCGACGGCATGGCGGTGGAGTAGTCCGCCAATGCGAGCAGCTGGGTACCCCACTTTCGGACGTTGCCGTTGTTGTCGTCGAGAATGCTGACCACATCTGTTGCAGCCATTAATGCTCCTTAAATATTGATGTTTTGTGGTCTGAGGGAAAGCGTGACGGTGGCCGTGCATCGGAGCACGGTCGGATCATCGTCGGCGATTTCCGAAAAAGACGTGAGCGTGGAGGAATCGACGTACCCGTACTGGTTTCCCGCGCCCTGCAAAGTCGACAGGGCGGCGGTCAGCCTGCACGTGAGGTCGTCCAGTGAATCATGGTCGGCGGCGAACACGTCCACATCCAAGCTGGGAGCAGACGTGTAGGTGCCGACGTCGAGGCTTCCGCCCGGCGCGAGGCTCACAACCACGACCGGCAGAGAATCGGACAGATTCTCCGGCACCTCGGTCAAAACCTTCATATCGTGGTCTGCGAGCCATCGGATGACGATGGGCAGTGGCGCTGGCCATGAGCCTTTCAGAGTCAAAGCCATAAGCCATCAGCCCGCTTCCGCGACCGCCCGACGAAGGAAACCCTTCTTCGGATAATGCTTGGAACCGTACTCCTTCTCCGTGGCATGCTCGTCGCCGATGATGACCCGCGCGTATGGTCGCGCGATATGCGTCGGGGACTTCACGCCCGGACGGCGACCTGAATGGATTCGCACCGATTCCGCGTATTCACGGTCGCCTTCCTTCAAGGCGATGCGCTGCACGATGGGAGCGATGCGTCGGGCCTTCGCATCCAAGGCCGCGGTGACGGCCGGATTCGTGAGGACGTTCTTCTCCATCCACTCTTTCGAGACTTTGAAACACGTCATAGTTCACCTTCCGTCCGTCCAATGCAGGTTCACCGCGAGATTCCATTTCGTCGGCTTGATGCCGCCATCGAAGGGGATCGGATCGCCGACGACCTGCCAGACACGATCACGCGCGCGGATACGACAGCCACGAAGTGGCTTGTCATATTCTCGTGGGAAATAGGCCGTCAGGTCGACGCTCAAAGCGTTCGGCAGCGTGCTGTCCTGCACGTCGGCCGGAGTGGCCGCGCCCAGCAACACGCCGGACACCGGTTCATCCGACCATTTCACGATCTGCGCATTGTATTTCCCGCCACCATCCGTCTTGGAGGGACGGAGCACGACGACCTGTTCACCGTCAAGCATCCGCACCACCATCCAAGCTGATGGAAAACGCCCGCTGGCGGCCGTATCCCAAAGACCGCTTCTCAGCGCTCGTCAAATACAGGTCGCCGGCCGGATTCGAATACGTGAGCGATTCCGAGAAAGGCCCTGCCGTCTGGGTGGACTGGCTAATTCCAGCCGCATCGTCACCAGTCAGCATGGCCCTTTTCACGATCGCGCATGCGATGCGCTTCAACGTCATCGGATTCGCTGCCGCGTATCTCGGGCATTCGGTGCGGATCAGGTCGCTCGCATCATCCAGCAGGACTTCAGCCTGACGTTCCTCCGAATCGGACAGGACGCGCCAACGTGCGACCAGATCGTCGACGGTGGCGAACGCGATCATGTCGTCGCCGGACATCATCAGTCGGCGACGGACTTCGGTTGGTTGACGGACGCCGGTGGGTCCTCCACCGTCTGTTGCGACTGGGAGGCGGCGACGGACTTCGGTTGGATGACGAACGCCGGGAAACGCTTCGACTTGTTCGGCTGCACGTCGTTGATCGGATTGGCGATCTGGAAGCCGGCACGGAACACGACGCGCATGGCGACGCAATCCTGCTGGGCGAGGTTGAGGATGACCTTACCATTGTCGTCGGTGATGGGCGCCTGGTCGAGCATCTTGAAAGTGATGTCCTGACGGACGCCGATGACGAAGTTAGACCAGTCAGCGCCGAGCAGCACGGCCTTGGTCATATCCCACGCGCCATTGTCCACTTCGTTGAGGCCGTAACCGTACAGGGTGGACGGAGCGCCGGATGCGAGGGATGGTACGTAGATTGGCGCGCCGTTGTTGTCGCGCAGGCCGATGAGCTGCCAGTTCAGTCCAGGCTGGCTTGCGAAACCGTTCATCGCGAACCCCTGTTCGGCGAGCTTCTGGCCCATGGTCGCCACGTCGGCCGCTAGGTCCGTGCCCTGGGTGAGTTTGTTTCCGGCGGCAATGGCCTGCGGGACGATGCCGTCGGGAAAGCTCGACGGCTTGTCGGTGCCGAACAGGCATGCCTGGTCGAGCTTGTAGCCGATCGCGGCGGTCAATCGCGGCATGACCTCGTTCCAGATGGGGATGCCGGCGTCGTTGATGACGGCTTCCGGGATCGGCACGATCGCGGCGACCTCCTCCGCGGTGATGTTAAGGCCGCTCCAGCTCATCTTCGTGGTCTGCTTCAGTCCGGTGTCGCCGCCGACCCAATAGGCGATGGGCTTGCTGTCCAGCACCGGCTGGGTGCGGGTGCGGGTGCTCATCGTGATCTGGCGTGCGCGGGAGAGCATGACGCTCTGCTTCGGGATGTCCTGGATGATCTGATTGGAGTATTCGGTGGGGATGAGGCCGCCGCCGAGGTCGGTGGAGCCAATCATCTGATTGACGATGGAAGCCATGGGCTTCTCCTTCCGTTAGTGTTTATTTGTTGTGCCGGGCGATCGAACGTATCCAGTCGTCGGCGCTTTTCGGTGGTTTCTGGGGCAGGCCTGACGGGTCGCCGAGCGCGGAAGCGCCGGAACGTTCCGGGTTCTTCCATTCGAAGAGAGCCTTCGCGTTCGCGTTGATCTCGTCCTCGGTCGCGCCGGACAGCAGCGACGCGGGCACTTCGTACTGTTCGGCCGCCGCGTTCTTCCAGGCGTTGACCTGATTGGCTGTCTTCAATGCGGACAGTTCCCTCTCGGCTCGTTCGGCTCTGCGGGTCAGCTTCTCCGTTTCGGACAATTGGCTTTCCTTGAGCCTGTCGAGTTCGTCGGCGGCGTCCTTGTTGGCCTTCGCGCGGGACTCCCATTCGCGGGAGTGCTTGATGGCGTTCTCGTACTTCGCCTTCCAATCCACAGACTTCTGCGGTTCGGTGGACTGGGCGTCCTCCGAACCCTCCCCCTGCGGCTGTTGGGCGTTGTCGATGGTGGCTGCGTCGGTCATTGCTTCTGTTCCTTCCACCCTGTTCCAGGGCATTGAAAAAGCCTCGTTCCGGGGCTGTGAGTGGTGGGTGCGGGACTCGAACCCGCGATGTGTCGGTGTCGGAGATTTACAGGCTCCTGCCGTCGCCGCTGGGCCAACCCACCAAAAGCGTGATAGAATGTGGAAAGACCGGGGGTCCTCTGCGGCGTTGAAATAACACGCAATGAGCGGAGGGGTGCTCCCGGTTGTTTTATTTCAATTCGATTTCCGAGAACCCTTCACCGTCGAAGATGAAAAGCCTGCGGATTTTCCATTCGCGGTCGTTGTATTTCTCCAATTGGTGCATGAGTTTGTCCTTACGCTTCGTCTGGCCGAGGTCTATGACGAAACAGTCCTTGACGACATCGTGATTCTCCTTGGCGCTTCGAACGGCCTTGGTGATGCGGTCTGCGATCTTGCCGAAATCCGCTTTCGCCATGGATTTCAATTCGCACAATTCGTTCGTTTCAATCCAACGGAAGTCGTTTGTCGCCGTTGCGTTTTCCTTGTCTCTTGGTATCCATTCGACATGATTGCCGAGATTCTGGAAACGTTCGAGGAACACGATCTCCTGCGGGTAAAGCGTATCCACCGAATGCGGGACCCCGGCCCGTTCCTGACGCCGATACCATTCCGCGTCGGTGGCATCCGCCAATCCCTTCATCGAAAGCAGACGATCCTCGTTCTGGGCGTGCGGCTGCTTCCAATCCTTCGGAGCCTTCACGGGCACCAGCCTGCCATCCGTGTACTTCCCCGGCTGGCTCCGCATTGCCGCGAGAACGTCTTCCATTGTGGGATTATCGCCTGCGGCCTTGTAAGCCTTCTCATAGTCCTCATAGAGCTTTTCTGGGTCGTAGCCTTCGACGTTCGGCTTGTCCTTGTCCCAGCTGGGTACGATCTCGCAGTCGCAGTCGGAATGGTATTCGCTCATCGCGCCGGCTGTCTCGGCTGATTCGTACACCCAGCCGCGGGACGCGAGCATCGCGCAGAACGCGCACGTCTTCGCGCCGGACGGGACTCGCGCGTAGCGAGGCTTCTTCGAATCGCGTTTCGCGTTGTAGCGGATAGTGTCGCGACCTCCCTGCTTCACGCCCTTGTCCACGACGGCGTTGAGGAAGCGGAGCATCCGCCCCGGGTCCGCGTCGTCGCCGAACAGGACGCCGGCGTTCGCGCGGATCAGCTTGCTGATGTCATCGTTCGCCTTTACCGGCGTGCGTGCTTTGAAATCGTCGGAGATCCACTTGTCGCGCACGCGCTGGTACCATTCGGCGGCCGCGACGCTGGATGTGTCGGCGTATTTGTCGATGATCGCCGGCACCAGTTCGAGCAGCGCGTCACGTTGTCTGGCTGGCTCCCAATCGGCTATTTCCGCCCAGACATTGCCAAGCTCGCGCTTCGCCAACGCCGTCGAGCGCGCTTGGGCCCGGGACAGGCTGTCGATCTGGCTGCGGTCGGGCGTGCGGTTCGCGTCACCGGACATCGTGGCCTCCGATCATGTGTTTCATTCGCCGTTCGGGTTCTTGAGGGAGACGGGCTGGAGTCCGGTGAATCTGACGCCACCCAAACCGATGAGCGAGGCCGCGTTGGCCGGGTCGACTCCGGCGCGGACCGCGACGCCCAGCGCGTCGAACTTGGCTTTCATGCCGTCAGCCCCCCACATCCGCAGACTCGCCGGCGTTCCTGGTTTCCGTGGCATCGGCCTGCTGCGTTTCGGAGTCCTGCTTCTGGACTTTGCCGGCATCGCCGACGAGCCTGTCCAGGATGCCGCGCGCGTCCTGCGAGCGGATCGTGTCCATGATGTCCGCGATGTCGTCGTGGTCGAAGCCCGCGTACCGCCAGCCGGTCTCGGACCGGGCGAACGCTTCGGACACTCCGGCGATCTTGCTGAACGCGTCGGCTCGGGCTCCGATGCTGATTTCCCTTGTCGGCTGCCATTGGCAGCGTATCCCGGTCAGCGTGTCTGGCATGTCGGACGGCGGTATGTGTTCCTGGAGGCATACGACCATGCGTATGGTTTCCTCGAGAGCATACGAGAACAGGTGGTTTTGGCGGTCGGCTTCGCGCGAGAGCTTGCGTTCGGCGGCCATCATCGCCTCGGCGCTGGCTGGATTGTCCATGGTGATGCCCAGATCGTTGACCGGGATGCTGGTCTCGCTGGATACCATCAGCGCGATGGTGCGCAACATGTCGGAGTGCGGCTGCATAGTCATCTGCCGCACTTGCTGGAGTGTTGGTATCTCGTCGTTCTGGTCGCGACTGACCGAGTTGATGCTGCTGACCAGCGAGCTCCATTTGTCCTGGAACGCTTCTGGATCGAGGCCGAGGAACCAGAGGCTTGGCGCCGAGTAGAACTCGGCTCCGACCTCCATGCGGAGCATGGTTCTTATGGCCGCGTCGGTCAGTGCCATGAGTGGTCTGGTGATGCGTGATCGTCCGAACGGGCGTTCGGCCTGCGGGTCGTAGCAGACCGGCACCACTGTTGGATATGGCCAGTCGTTCGGGCATGCGACGGCCTTCCATACGCCGTGGTTCCTGAAACAGCGGTAGACCATGTTAGGGAGCCATATGTTCATGTCGGTCACGTCACCGTATTCATCGATGTCGGTGATAGTCAACGCGGCTTTGATGCGGTTGCGCATGTAGTCCCAGATGGCCGCTGACCATGTGGCCGGCCGTGGTATCACACGGACGCGGCGGCCGTCGTCCGGGTCTTGGAAGACGGTGAGGAACGCGCATGAGTGCGTGTAGGCGTTGATGATGGTCTCTGGGACGATCAGGTCGAAGCGGTTGGCGTCCATGATCTGCTCGACACCGTGCGTGTCCTCGCCGTCCGGTAGGTGGAATCCATCGAAGACGGACAGGTCGGCGAGAGTCTTCACCGCCTTCGCCGGCCAACCCACGCATGCGTGGAACCGGCTGGCGAGCTTGTCAGGCACCGCGATGCCGAGGTTCTTCACACGTTCGTGGGCGTTGTAATATTCCGTCCTCAACGCGTTGCGCTCGTATTTCCGGATCCATACCCGGTACAGGCGCTGCACGGTGTCCATGTCGCCGTCGGGAATGCCGGAGATCGGCCCCAATGCGGAGAATTCAACCATAAATATCATCCAACTCTCTGTTTGCGTCCTGGAACACGTTTCGATGTGAACGCACCGTACAGGGCCAGCGTGCAGGCCACCAATGGGCTGATGTCCACGTCGGCTCCGAGCTTGTTCCACGCCAACGCGCCCGAGGCGCCAAGGTTGCGAGTGATCGCGCCTCGCACGGCGGCGGCCAATTGCGGCTGCGCGTCGTCCGGCAGGTGTTTCAGCTGTCCGTCGTTGAGCATGTCCTGGAATCGTCCGTAGGCGCGTCCCATCTCGGCCATCGAGGTGATGGTCACTCGGACATGAGCCTTCTGCAGTTCGGACAGCAGGCTCATGGCCGGCGACTGCGCGTCGATCACGACGGCGGCGGTCTCCGGCCAACGTTCACGCAGCCATTCGACCGCCCATTGGGTGCCGTTGCGGTGCGCGTCCTCGATGGCGGCCATCTGGATCAAGGCCGTGCCGTCGTGCAGCTTCAAGGCATTGCCGATGACCAGCGTGCTGCGGTCCGGCGGCATGTCCAAGGCGAAACTCGGAATGCCTCCATCCGGCACCTGCATGGTCTCGGACTGCTTCCACAGTTTCGGATCAATAGCGCGAACCGCCACATGCTCGTCCCAGATGCCCAAGGCCTCGCGTCTGAACGAATCTTCGGCGAGCAGGTTGCGCATTCGCATGATCGCCTGTTCGCTGGTGCGCTTCGGATAGCTTGGATTGGCTTTCGCCCACGCCTCACGGTCGTCGGAATCCGCATCACGGTCGGCCGCCAGTTCGACGTACAGCATGCCCTCGGCGTCGCCGCCGAGCGCAAGATCACGTTTCTCGCTGAACGCCTCGGACTGGTCGCCCGGCTTCGGCGGATTGCCCATGAACACGACCAGAGGATTCGGACTCGTGTTCACGATCGGAATCAGATTGTCCAAAGCCTTCACGGTGAGGATCTGCGCCTCATCGAACACTTCGATGTCAGCGGAGTGCAGGCCGCGGCCGAAGCCGTTCTCACGGGCGCCGAACATGATGCGGCTGCCATTCGTGAATCGAATCTCCTGCTGGCCGTTCGCACGGCGAACGTTCTCCACATATCTGGCAAGCTTCGGATTATGCGTCATATCGCACATGTCAGCGAACGTCTCGTCCGAGGTACGCGTATGATGCGCCGTCCAGATCACCAGCGTGTTCGCCCGTCCGGCGCACAGAATGAAAATCGCGTTGCCGACGGTGAACGTCTTGCCGATCTGGCGGCAGCTGGATAATACCGCGCCACCGGAGCCGCATGCGTACTTGCCATCCGCGCGTTTACCGAATAGAAGGTAGAGGAAGCCCTTCTGCCACAGGTCGAAGTGTATGCCGGCCTTGCACGCGGCCTTGTCAATCATCGCGAAATCGCTCGACGTGATGCCTTCCGGCTTCACGAGCCGTTGGGCGAGTTCAGACAATCGACGCTCCGACATCCTCCGAAACCTCCGTCACATCATCGTCATCGAACAGTCCGCCACCGCCCTGCATGTTCTCCAACCGTTCGCTGACCGCGATCAGCTGTCTGCTGATGGCCGGCAAGGCGTTTGCTGGAGTCGAGATGTCGTCCAATGCCGCGCGCAGGCGGTCGCGGTTGTGCCGGAGCACGTCCTCGAAGGAATCGTCCATCATCCGTTCGAAGCTGCGTCGGTCAAGCTCCGGAATCCCTGCCGGATCATTCTCTTTCGCCTGCGTCGGTTTCGGGACGGCAACGACCTCGCCGTTCTTCTTCCTGCGTCGATAGGCTTTCGCCTTGCATGCGCCTGAACAGTACTTGCTTGGCTTGCCGCGGCCGGATGGACGGAATTCCCTGCCGCATTCAAGACATTTCATAACGTCACACCTCCGTCACGTTTCCCTATCGTCACGTTTTGAAATCTCGGGGAGAAATCAGCCCAATGCGGCGGGGCAGGCAGCACCGGTGCGGTAGGATCACCTGCCGTGGGTGTCCGGTCAGATACCGATGGTTTTGAATGGCATTGAGCTTTGTTTGATGGTTGGTTTGCCTGCGGCTTCGCGTTTCGCCCATTCGTTTGAATGGTTGCTTTTGTGTTGGTTGCAGCATCGGTGTGTGAGTTGGACGTTGTTCCATGCAAGTGGGTCGCCGCCTCGACTGACTGGGATGATTTCGTCGACTTCGGCGCTCATTGGGTGTGGTGTCTTCAGTGTCTTGTCGACTGGTTTGCCGCAGATGGCGCACACATCGTATGCTGCGAGGACTCTTGCTCGGAGTTGTGCGCGTTTCCAGCCGTTGGTTTTTCTTGGGTCTGGCTTGTGTTGTCTGCGCATTTAATCCGTGATGTCGATGCCGAGTTGTTGGAGTGCGCGCAGGTAATCGGCTTGGTAGATGCGGAGTCCCCATGCGGCGAGGGCGTCTTCGCGGTTGAGCTGCATGGTGGTTTGCTCGCCTTGGTCCGCGATGCGTTTGAGCTGGTAGGCAATCTCTTGAAGTACGTCTTTCATTGTCGCTCCTTTGCTTCGGATTGGTTGGTGCCTTCGGCGGGATTCGAACCCGCGTCCACACACGGCCACAAGGAAGAGAATCCAGTAAAGACTCGCGGCCGGCACGATCTACCACTGATTCCTACGAAGGCGGACGTGCAGACCGACGTTAACAGCCTGCACGATTGGAGCCCGGTACGCACGCGATTTCAGGTCGCGCCCACAGGCTGAGGCGTGTCCGATATGCCGTTCGGACAGGACGGGACTTACCAGAGTGAGTTAGGAGAATCCATTGGCGGATATAAGTGAGGGTCCAAACCGTTTCCAGTTTGGACCCTCTAATCCACTGACAATTGTGCGTTGCACTTTCGATTTTGTCAAATCGAGTCGCGTCGCACGACCTGTCCATGCACGTCGGAAAGCCTGTACAACGGCTGCCCCTTCACGTTTTCACCAACCGGCTGGAGCCTGCCGCGCTTGCGCCATGAGCGAATCGTGTTCGCGTTGCACTGGAATCCGCATTCGCGCAGCAGTTCCGCGCACTCCCCCGCCGTGAACGCGCGTCCCGACCGAACGCATTCCATCAGGAACCCCAACCGCACATCCGCCACAAGGTAAGTGTTGCCGCACACGGGACATGCAACGCTTACCGCGCCGACCGCCGCTGTCAATTCGACTCCGCACAGCGGGTTCGGGCATCTTCCGATGCCATGTTTCGCAGGCGGCACGTCGATGATGTCCAGCGTCTTTCGAACCATCGACTCCCACTCATGGTAGAAGTCGGCGATGTCAGGCAGACGGCGCAGTCGAGGACTGCCGGCGCAGGCACGCAGCATGTCCACCAGCGGCGGATGCACGCCACAGGTAGCCCAAGGCATGGCGGGCGGAGCGTACAACCGGCGCCAGAGTGCGATCGCGGCATCCTCGATGTCCTGCATGTGGTCGAGCACCGGCAATCGGATTGGCGTCGGCGCGGCTGGAAGGTTGACGCGTCCAGGCTGGCGGCCTCCGTAGTGCGCGGTCGAGTCCAGGAACTCATGCAGCGAATCCAACCATGATGATGGATATTCCCGCAGCCAGCCGCGCATCAGCCCATCGCATTTCGCGCACATGGTGTCGCCGACAGCGCATCCCCCGCCGCAGACGAGGCACACGCTGGCGAGCGCTGGCTTGTTTTGTTTGGTTTGTGCTGGTTGTGTTTGGTTTGGTGTTGGTTGGGATTCGTTGTTTTGTTCGTTCATTTGTTCGATTCCCTCCGGCGTGGTAGTCTTCTGGTGGTGTCAGGAGCCCGGCCGGAAGGTCGGGTTCTTTGTTTATTCGGTGGCGGAGTCCTGTTTTTCGAGGTGGACGTGTTCGAGCTTGGCTCTATGGCGGAGCAGATTGGCGTATTCATCCATGACGTCAAGCTGCCTGCTCAACAGGCCGATCGGACAGACGAGCTCGAAGTCAAGCGTGCCATCCGCATACCGCTGCAGCATGTCCCTGAGCCTGCCGGCACGAGCGGTCAACTCACGGTATTCGACGCGCATCCGCTCCCCGTAATCGCCTTCGTCGGCGCTCGCGGGCTGCGCTTGGTCGGCGGCGGCGAGCACTTCGATGGCTTGACGCAGGTATCCGTCGCGGATCCATTCGGCCGCATGTTCCCATTCGTCGTGGATGTGTTTCGGATCGTCCTTGCGGAGTGTAAATTTGAGTCCGAACAGGCGTTCGGCGACGGCTTCGGTGCGCGCGTCGATCGGCGGCAGTGGCGGTTCGAGTGTTTCATCACTCATTTTTCGTGTTTCCTTTCAGTTGGTGGTTCTTTTCGTCAAGGCGTATCTCATTTCCCGACACATGTCGGCGAGCGCGTTTTTGACTGTTATGTGGGTGATGTCCTGTCTTATAAGCGCGTTGTTGTTGAGGTAGCGTAGGGCGGCGTCTATTTCGATTTCGGTCGGTGGTTTGAGTCGTCCTGCGATGAAGCCCTGCACGTAGGCGTCAGAGGCGATCTGCGTGATGGTCTTGTCTGTGGAGACCGGGATGGATTCGCCTTGAAGGTATTTGGTTTCGAAGTCAAGCTGGCTTTCGCCGGTCATAACGTCCTCTTGTTTCTTCTTTTGGTTGCGAGTTGGTTTTCCGGATGCTGTGTCTGGGTTTTCATTCGTCAGCCTCCGATTGGGACAGGCGCCACCGCTCGAAAAGACGGTAGGCATTCAGCGAAATGATTTTTACCGGATGGAATTTGAGACGCCACATGCAGTCGGCGCACACCTCTCCCGCCACCTTGGCCTGGTCGGCGTAACACAGGCACACGCTGTAGACGGGACTCGAGCACCACCGGCCGCACAGATCGCAGATGTGTATGTCCATCGTGACCAACTCGTCACGCTGCGGCAGGAACGGATTCTCCGCATCCCTTTCCTCCACGGCATCGGCGAGCGCCTTTGTGATCTCATCCTTGGCGGTGAGGTAGGCATGATACCGGGTCGACGATATCTCGTAGAACGGCCGGTTGCCGTCGCGGGATGCGGCGCGCACTGCCGCGAGTTCCTGGTCGATGAGTTTGCCGAGCGTGCTGATGGCGATGTCTGCGCCCGTGTTGTTCATTGTCGTCTTCCGGCGCGATGTATATGGCGCCGTCCTGGATTCTGATTTTCACCGTGGTTCCTTGTCCGCGCCGCTCACATGGCTCCAGTCGCATGGGCCGCTCTTCTGGTAGCCCGCGTAGACGACGCAGACCACTTGCCTCGTGTCGGACAGTGTGACGATGCATTCCTTGATGTCGTCGCCGGACCTTTTGGAGCATGTGGTGCCGGTGGCGGCGACGGCAGGAGCCGGGGTCAACGTCTTGGACGCGCTCCCGCATCCCGCGAGCGCGAGGAGGAATACCGGCGTGAGCAGGAACATGATGATGGCGGTCAGGCCGATGCCGGCGAGCGCGAGTGGTTTGCGTTTTCTCATTTCGAGTGTTTCCTTTCTTGTCTGGTGGCTTCCGTGTTCCATGCGCGTATGGCTTCCTTGAGGTCGTCGTGGCTGGTGAGGATGAGGATGCAGTGGTGGTGTTGGCAGACGCATGCCCAGAACTGTCGTATGGCGGATGTTTTCCGGTTGACGGCCCAGGCAATCCGGTCGAAGCTGATGTTCCGGCTGCCACAGGTCGGGCATGGCACCGGTTTGCGCCATTTGCGCGGTCGTGTCTCCTTCGGGTGGCCCATTGTCTTTCATTCCTTTCCGTAGATGGCGAGGCTTCGTATGCCGGCGCTCATGCTGTTGGAACATGTGTTCGGATCGTGGGCGATGATGTCGTTTCCGATGCCCTG